AGCTACCATTGCAGTTGCTACACTACCTGTATCACCAGTTCCTACTAAATCACCTGAAGCTGTTGGTAATACTAATACTGCACTACTTGCTGCACTATGAGGTGCTGCTTTTATAGTTTGATAATGAGCGTTGCTTACTTCACAGTACATTCTCATTTCTGCTACATTACCTGTATTACTTCTAATTTGAATACTTCCATCATCTACTGTAACACCACCTGAACTTCCGTCACCACCCATTGTAAATGCGTTAGGTGTGCTAGAAGATAAACTCATTGTAACGTTACCTGTACTAGATGAAGCAGTAATTCCATCACCACCTGTTAAACTTTGTACTACATTACTAAGGTTTACAGAAACTAAATGCTGTACTTCTATAGCAGTTCCATTAGGTACGTTAGTATCAAATGTTAAAGTTGTACCTGATACTGTATATGAATCGTGTAATTGATATACACCATCAAAATATACAGATAATTCATTTTCACTACTTGCCGAATTGCTTAATGTATATGATGCAGTACTTCCGTTTCCAGTAAATGTATCTATTGCTATTATATTAGCACCTGCTGTTGCTGAAATTGTTAAAGTATCAGTAGCTGCATCTGTAGTTAAAGTAACATTAGATCCTGCTGCAATATTTAAAGTATCATTTGTGCTATCAGCTGATATTGTACTTTGACCTGATACCGCTACATTTCCAAAAGCATTATCACCTACTGCAGAATTTTCAATTGTAATTGAACCATCTGCATTTGTAATTGTTATACCAGTTCCTGCTGTTAATAGTGCATTTTCAAAATAACTATTAGTTGCATCATATATTAATATATTACCTGCTGCAGGAGTTGTAATATTAGCGTCTGTAAGATCGTTTAATCCTGCGTCTAAGGCAAAGGTTGTTCCTGTTAAAGAAAGTCCTGTACCAGCGCTATAAGTAGTGTCTGTGGACGCAATAGTTATGCTTCCATCTGCGTTAGTTATACTTACATTACTTCCAGCTGTTAGTAAAGCGTTTTCAAAGTATGAATTACTAGCATCGTAAATTAATAAGTTTCCAGCTGCTGGACTTGTTAATGTTACATCTGTTAAAGTTGAAAGTGTATGTTCTGTTGCAATTGGTACACCACTAGCATTACCTAACCAGAAATAATTTTGTTGTATATTAGGAATGTCATTAGATCTAAGTATTGATGAAACTAATATTGAACCATCAGCAGTAGTAGATACTCTACCTACTTTACCTACATTTTGTATTAATGCTGTTCCTGTTGGTTTTGTAGTTGTTAAACCTCCTCCTGACTTTACATAAAGCGTAGCATTTGCTGAAGGTGTTACCCCGTCTATTGGATCTGTGATTAAGTTTTTAAGTACACCACCTGTAACTATATGCCCTTCCCCATTGTTTGCTAAATCAGTTAAAAGCAAACCAGATGCAGGCATAGTAGATGCATTAGCTGCATTTGCTGGTGCTATTTCAACCACTGCTGAAGCACCAACTGAACCTGTTACATATACAGGAGTTCCTTTTGTTATTGTACTACCTGATGTGTTTTTACAAGCTACTCTTACTTGATCTGTACTTTCACTAGATAGTGTTATTGTATCACCTGTTTCAGTAATTGTTATATTACTTCCTGCTGCTAGTGTTACATCATCAGTACTTGCATCGCTACCTGTTAATCTTATTATTGCATCACTTCCTGATGTTTCACTACTTAAAGTATAAGTTGTATCAGTATCTGAAGCTGCAGCAATAGTAAACGATGGATATGTTCCTGTTACCGTAACATTTGCACCACCCGTTAAAGATACTGTTTGATCGGGAGCAGAGTTAGTTACTGTAAAGTTCGGATATGTACCCGATGTAGTTATACCCGTACCTGCTGTAAGAGCAACCGTCTGATCAGGTGCTGTATTAGCAATAGTTAATGTATTGTTAACGTCATCATACGTACTACTAATTGATGTACCTGCTACTATTAAATTAGAAACTCTATCATCTACACGCTCTGAAGTATAATAAAGATTTCCTCCTTCTGTTAAATCACCTGTATTTTTTGTTCCAAATGCTGTGTCAAATCTAGCCGTTGTGTAATAAAGATTACTCGTGCCTTCGCTAACTGAATCTGTATCGAAACTAATATTTGCACTACCATCAAAAGAAACACCATTTATAGTTCTTGGTGTTGATAAGGTATCTGCAGTTGATGCGGCTATTCCTAAGCTGTCTACATATGTTTTAGTAATATGTGCTTGAACTTCACCAGCGCTTGGTCCAGTATAGGAAATAACTCCTGTAGAACTGTTGTAAGATAAAGAACCGTCTCCACCATTGTCAACCGCACTTATTAAAGCTCTTACATTTGCATCCGAAGGTCCAGTATAAGTAAACACACCTGTTGTATTATCATAGCTAAAACTTCCAAGTCCGCCTGTATCATTTGCAGATAAATCTGTTAAACTTATTCCCGCTCCACTATTAGCTATTGTAAAACTTGGATAAGTACCACTTACTGTTATACCTGTACCAGCAGTTAAACTTACTGTTTGGTCAGGTTGTGTATTTGTAATTGTAAAACTAGGGTATGTACCGCTAGTAGATATTCCTGCTCCTGCTGTTAATGAAACAGTTTGATCAGGTGATGTGTTTGTTAGTGTTAAAGTACCATTAGCATCGTCATATGTTTTTGAAATACCTGTAGATACTTGTAATAATGTGTTTACTTGATCATCTACTTTTTCTGCTGTATAATATTCGTTAGATCCCTCTGTAATATTATCAGTTGTTAAACTTATATTAGCAGTACCATCAAAACTAACGCCTGCTATTGTTCTTGCTGTTTCTAATGCTGTTGCTGTATCTGCATTACCCGTTACATCTCCTGTAAGGTTTCCAGTTACATCTCCAGTTAAATTACCTGTAACATTTCCAGTAACATTACCTGTCAAACTCCCTGTTACGTTCCCAGTTAAAGGTCCACTAAAAGCATTAGCAGTTACAGTACCATTAGCAGTTAAATCACCGCTTGTATTCATACTTAAACCACTAGCGTTACCAGCACCATCTGTGATTGCTTGTAATGCCGCAGCTAGAGTTCCGTTATCTCCTACTTTTAACAGCGAAGTATAAGTACTACTTATTGAATTTCCAGTTAATGTCGCCATTTTTCTTTAATTTATTATTTATATACTTTTTTAATTTTACTATATTTTTATTTTTTACTTTATATCTTTTCATAAAACCCACCCGTTAAATAGATTATCTTTGTCTGGATATACATCCTCGTTAGAGTTTTGATTATACTCTGGAAATAAATTATTATTAAAACTTAAATAATCTATCATCCTTCTTATATAATACTCTGCAAACTCTCTTTCTTTATTTACTAGATAATCTACTTCGTTTTTTGTTACACTTTCTGCGTTTTCACTTATATGTTTAAATACTCCTGCATTTTTTACTTGGTATGCTGCAAATGGTAAATAATCCATCATAGCAAAATGTATTAAAGCAGGTTGTATGTAATTGTTTACTAGTGTTAGGTAATCTCCCGTTAATGTATCACCAGTTATTTTAGTTTCTAGCGCTTCATATAGTTTAGTACCTAAGAAATTTTGTATATGTATTTCTTGTGCTAATTTTATATAAGGCAATAACTTGTCTACATCTACATTACCATCTAGTATTGTATTCTTTTTTAAATCCTGTACTTTTATAAATAATACCTGTGCCATTATTTTCTAGCTTTTTTATATCCTTTATTTGGCATATCCTTAGGCGCTACTTTAGCTTTTTTATGCCCTGCTGGTCTTGGTTTATACGTTTTAGGAATTGTTGCTACTTCTTCACTACTTGATAATGCTTTATCCTCATAGTATTCACCATCTTTTTTCTTTTTTAATTTATATAACCTTTCTTCCCAATAATGCCCGCAATTAGGTCCACCTTTGTATTTAAATAAATCATATGGTTGTCCTTTGTGTCCAAATGACTTATTAACTCCTTCCCTTGATGCTTTATCAATATCTTCTAATCTATACACTACACCACTATCTGATCTAGACATCATTGTTTTACAAAAACCTCTAGTATTATCGCTAGAGTATTTTTCAGAATATGCATATCTTACTTTATATATACTTTTATCTAAATAACTATCACTGCTAGGTTTAGATTTAATAGATTCTAATTCTATATCATTATTTACAACACTTTGTTTCCAAGTATCAATATCTTCGTTATCATCAGAATATTCTCTACTAGCTATAAGCTCATAATCATCCATAGTTTCACCAATAAGTGTATCTAAGAAATAATTTGCTGTATCATCATTTAAATCATAATCAGCAGACAGTTCTGCTTTATCTTCTAAGTCAACACCAGTTTCTTCTTCTCTAGTTTCATCATCAACTAAATTACCTTCTAAGTCAGTAAACTCTAATGGCTGTAGTGTTTTAAAGTATAAGTTAAGCGA